GTATCAATATCATAAGAATAAAGCCAGTCATATATGGTCTGTTGACCTACTCCATAGTATTTCTCTAGAGACTTAATATTGTTTTCTTGATAAAGCTGCAACAATTCTTCCTTACTGGGCTTTGTGAGTCTGCGATTTCTATTATTAGCTTCAGCAGATGCTTGCTTATGACTCTTTCGAGGTATTCCATAACCATCTAACCAAACTCTTAGAGTAGGATTGGAAGTGGAATAATGCCTAGCAACAGACGAAATAGTAGACCCTTCCTTTAGGTAAAGGGTCTCTAATTCTTCTTTCAGGGGTATATTTTTATGTCTTATTCCGCTCATAGGTTTATTTATGTACTATTGCAAATGTTAAGTTTAATTCCCATTGGCATATTCCTTGTATAGTTTAATGCTTGCTAGATTTTTCATCTTTGATTCGCACATAATATCTGCATAATCTAGAAATGATAAGGCGTATTGATTTACATGTCGGTTAGGAAACCAGTCACTGTGAGCTCGTAGTTTTTGCTTTTTATAGCCTGTGTTTAGCAATTCTGGCATATCAGGCATAGTATCATGTTTAAATTCACTAGGAAGATGTTCATCTCTGCTATATGAATAATGAATAACGGGTTGCACGCCACGCCAAGAATCAAGCACTCGTTTAAATCTATCATCGGTAGGCAAGATATATTCTTCAGCGCGAACCCAGTGATGGTGTATGTCTACTACAAGCGCCAAGTGTTTTTCCAATTCCAGACTTGCATCTAGTCCCCAACCGTTTTCATCGTTTTCGATAGTAATTGAGTTTCTTGCCTCAGTAGACAATCTTGGTAAAATATCAAGTATCCCAGCAGGTCCTTTTTTACCTGAAATATGAACGTTGCATTTAAAGTCTTGAAACCTATTACCATAGCCCATATATCGAATTAGATCTGCATGATATTCAATTTCCTGAATGCTTTTTTCTACAATTGAGGGTGTGGCAGATGCAAGAACACAGAAGGCACCTGGGTGCATTGAAAGCCTTACATTGGCTTGTCTTGCAATTTTGCCGATATCTGCAAGTTTTTCTTGGCAATAGTTTTTAACATCGGTTTGCTGCCAGAAGCAACTCCAGGTAGGTTCAGTATATGCAGGTAATATGTCACTGCCTAATCTTAGTATTCGCAACTGAGGGTCAAGATTTGCCACATATTGTACTAGGTTGTTAGTACTTTGCATATTATGCTCTAGTATACCCCATAGTTTTTCAAAAGCAACTTTTGCGGTTTGCCTGTTCAGCCATGTAATTGTAGTGGACTTTGGTCGCAATGCTTGTTCAATAAGATTAAGTTGCTTTTTATCTATTGTTTGATCTTCGTGATAATATTTACATGCAAATCCAATTTTACCAGTCATTAGTTTACACTTTCTAGTTGACGTGCGCGAGTAAGCACAGTCTGTTTTACACCGTTGTATAGTTTATGTTGCTTTACTGAAGCATCTAGTTTTATGATAGCACCGTCATCAGCCTCTAGTTTATTACCAGTGATCCAAGAGAATACATTACCGTCTGTGTCTTTCATAAGATGCAGAAAGGAAGGGCCGAACGCGCCGTGCCCGAGAAAGATAATTTTTTCAACTACCAGTTCGAGCCCTTTTAACCGTTGCTTTACTTCACCTACAAAGTTACTTTGTTTTACCTCTGGTTTAGGTGCCAATTCGCGCTGTGCAGTAATAACTGAACTTGCAATAAGTGCAACGTGTTGATTTTTTATAATATCTTGTTTCATTAAAACACGAATGTTGTCCATATAATCATTGCCAAAGGGTTCTACACCCCGGAAGAAACCAATTGTTTTTTCGGCCCATTGCTTATCAGCCTCGGTTGTTTTTATCTCATATCCTGGTATATTTTGAATGGTAAACATTACAGCATCACCGGTTGTTTCATATCCAGTCTCTTGCTGTTTTGCCCTCGAGATATATCCTTTAGTACGAATATACGCAGCTGAAAGCAAAAGAATTGTATGTAGATCAAGATAGCCCAATGATCCAAAGCCGCCGATCATATCCTCATCTTGCATGTTGCGAAGTTCTTCAAAGAATTGGGCACGATTAACAATAGCTTTAGGGTCATCAATTCCTAAGAAGTCACGTAGACAAGAACGACCCACTGCAATTTGTTCAGTTTTATTAGTCAATACATAGACATCATTTCGGCGCCGATTAGTATTACAATGGTCACAATGTCCATTATGCGTACGGAAATGGCTTGAAAGCTGTGTTTCTACTCCAGGTACAATATGTACAAGGTTTTCATCATTCATTAACTCAACGCGAGCTTGTAGTTGCCAACCAGAGATCTGAGGAACCTCACCGGATACAGTAACATCAATGAATTCGTAGGCGCGCGTGCCATCTTCGGTTTTTATATTAACTAGTTTAGTATCGCCAAAGTTAATAGTAATATCAGGATTTCCATATTTAGTGGCTTTACCAGCAAGTTTTTCAAGTCGCTTTTTGATAGCGTCCTTACGAAATGATGGGATTGAAAAAGTTGTAAGTTCCATCTGGAGTCTCCTTTTGGTATATTTACATACTATACCGATTCGGCTCTACTGTCAACAATTATTTAGTCAGTAGTTTCTTCAGTCCAAGCAACAGTATGTCATACTGTTGCTTTTAGATTCATTTCAACTTCTTCAAACAGGGAAAAGTTTTCAGCGTCCCAGCTAGCAAAGAACCAAATGTCTCCATCGAATAGATATAGATATTCAGCACTCGCATAATCGGCACCAGTAGCAAGATAATCTTCCACGGACTTGTAGACTACTGCAGGCTCATTATGAACTGCTTCTTGCCGACTGCGCGAATAGTTTTCACTAAGACCACTGATATATCCACCAGTTGCAACCTTATCTGCCGCTTCTGGTGTGCTGTAGTGTTCAGCAAGCACAGCCCCGTTGTGTTCGATATAGCCGTCATAGTGGCAATACGACGCAGTAACTTTTCCCGTTTCTGAGTCCCAGATGCCGATCATTGATGAAGTTCCCATAGTGATATTCCTTTCTTATGCGCTGAAATGCAGTTTTACAATTTCAGTTGAGCACTTGTAGCGTTTGCCGTCTGTAGCTGAGACATATACAAAGGGCATTTTGTGTGCCCGTGTGTTGTAACCAACGAGCACATCGCCTGCTTTGTTTTTCATTTTCAATCCGAGAGCGGCGCAGCGGCTTTCAAGAATAGAGTCACTCATTGTCTTTGCGCCTTTTACTTTTGCAGTTACCTTAATTTCTACTTCAGCAGAACTGAACCGCATATTTCCAACTTCAATTTCGAGATTTGAGCTCATGCCATATTTTTCAAGGATTGCGTTCAGGTCATTACGAAGATTGTTGAGGTTTTTCTTGTCGAAGTTGGAGAATTTTGTCATGATAGGATTTCCTTTTGTTTTCCTAATATCAATATATACCGATTCGGGCATAGTGTCAACCAAAAAAATGCCGCTGCTTGAGTCTGTGCAAGCAGCGGCATGTGATAACCATTATAAGTAAATGTTAATGTATATAGTACGTCAGCCTAGTGACAGCATCATATGTTTAGCAAACTCTTCAATACCATTCCCGCCAAAGTTGAAAATAGGAATATTATGATGCATGGCAATTCTCATTGCTTGAGCCGTACCTCCAGCTAGCGTTCCTTGCTTTGTCCAGCAAAGAACAAAATCCACAGGATCATCTAGCGTAGGACCCAAAACTTGGTAGCTATTTCTGCTCATTAGTTTTAGTGCACCTTGTGATAGTTTACTAGCGGCGGGGTGAAATTGCTCGGCAAGCTCAGTATTTAAAGGCGGTATTATATATGAACTGCCATCAGCATACTTATCATTAAAACTATTCCATGGTAAGAAGATTTGTTTGGCAGCTGCTCCACTTTCAAATGCAATATCAGCACCTTCAGCACCGCCTGATCTAAGACTATAGCCCAGCTTTGATAGTCTCTGGGCTATAGCAGTCATTAGTTTTAATACTTCTGCCGGTGTTTCTCTGGAACCTATACCAGCATAGTAATTCATATTTACATGCCCAATGCTTCTTTGTACATTTCTAGAATAGCCTCAGTTTCTGCAATATCATTTGGATCTCTCTTACGCAATGTAATAATGGCTCGTAGTACTTTTGTATCATAACCGCGTGATTTTGCTTCCGACATTACTTCCTTTGCTTGTTCTGCAATATCTTTCTTTTCTGCTTCTAGCCGCTCATAGCGTTCTACAAATGACCGCAGTTCATTAGCAGTTACGCTGTAAGTGCTATTTGTTTCAGGTTCCGACATTTTAGTTTCCCTTTTCAAGTAATTCATGTAGTTTAATTGTAGCCTCAATTGAAGCGTCTAATTCTTCTCTGGAAGTGCTTATGCTAATGCAATCCCACAGTTCGCCAAACTTAAGTCCGCTGAAATACGCGTTCCCAACAGAACTGCCGATATAGTTGTAGTCAGTTATTTTATAGTCGATTGGTATTCTCCTTACTAAATAAGTTATGGGTGAAGTGAAAATTTCTTTAGTAGGATCGGTGCTATTTTGTCTTCTTCTTTATCTGGCACAAAAATATACGCACAAGTGTCAAGTGGAATACAGTGAACTACTTCGCCGTCTATAATAGGATAAGTAGGATCATGAAGAATGCCTGCTACATATCCGTAGGATCGCAACATTTCTGTAGCATCACTGATATCATTGATGCTACCCCCGAGCACAAGTACAGTACCAAAACCCTGCGTCGTGGAATGTTCCCATTCAGTAAAACCTTTTGCGTTTTTAACTTGCATTTCAGTCCGCTCAGTATTTAGACTTAAATCTCGTGTATGTGAATGATAGTGGTCAACAAATGCGTTTGAAGCATGAGACGCTTGCGCCATGGCCTTACCTGCACCTAGTGAATCTAGATCTGTACGCATCAAAATGTAAAGTACTGCGGTCATAATATAATATACTTTGGTTTTGCATAATATTAAATTAAATCAACTTTGTATAAAAGTCAATCTTTTTTTGGTATGATAAGCTTAAATATATGAGTTAAGAACATGATCATAGCATGCGCAAGTGCTATTCCAGCACAAACCTCAAACCCTGATAAGTAAATCTGGTACGATGTCATTGCATACATCAATGATACTAGTACACTTAACATTACAGTATGACCTGGCTGATCTGTTTTGTCTTGGTATGCGCCTATGGAAAAACATACCCAGCTGCTATAGTTTGCATGCATACTACAATAAGCACCATAAACATTGCGGGGTAAATTGCCCATTCAAGTCCGTATACTTGCACACCAACAATGCCAAATACCTGTATCACTGAGTTCGTTATTGCTGAGGAGTCTTTCATATTGTTCTTTCCTAATGTACTGTTTGTGATGTTACTGGTGTATATTTTAACATACGCTTAGTATATTCACTATATCCTGCCTTTATTAAAATATCAATCGGTATATACTTCTGTTTACAAGCAATTTTTTTCACGCAAAATTCTATACCTATATATGAAATATATTCAACATATTCTTTGGCTTCTTCAAGTGTCTCAAACGAATATGCTTTGATAATAGGAAACAAAAGCACATTAGAAAATAATGGAATATCAAGATAGTTGCCTAGGAATATACCATTTTCTTTTTCAATTATTATGTAGCGAACAGAATCCATTTATGAAAATCCGAGCAAGTTTGCAACTACAACAAACAAGATGATACCAATACCGTTACCTGAGTTTGCATTTTTCCATTCTTAGGTGCGCTAGATGTAATGCGTTTGCTAGTTACATATCCGTCTGGGCTTCTAGTAGTCTGAGTTGTATATGATTTGCCGCCTTTTGTAGTATTGGTATATGTAGTATTTCCAGTCTTTACTGAATTGGAAATAGTCTGTGAGCCATTTCTATTCATAGTATTAGTTTTTCGGCTATTAAATCCAGTTTTCTTTGAGGTGTGCTTATATGCCATTTCTTAGCCCTTATTTCTAAGCTTTTTAATTTCACCAACCGCATCTTTAGTAGTAGTTACTTGAGCCTTACCCGCACCTCGTAAAAACCAACCAAAAATCCAACCGAGGAATATAAAAACTGTATAATCTTCCTGCGTCATAGGTCTGCCCGTAACAACGACAAGGAAAATTACAAAAAATCCACCTATAATCGTGTTGATAATATAGTCTTTGCACAGATTAGCAAGCATCAAGTAACTCCTTTGTTTGATATGAACATGTAAATTCTGCTGGCAGAGCGGATAAAATAAAAATATTCATAGTGTATATTCTTTTAGGTTTACTCCAAAAATGCCCATCTCGACACTTTTGATATGCGCACATTTTTGGCGGGGCTTTTTTTGGCAGTTGCATAAGAAACCACTAGACTGCATGGTAACCGAACAACCTCGAAAAGGCCAAACGGTTCCGAGAAGCCAGTGATTTTCAGTATTGATGTATTTGTGTGGGAAGACCATTAATCCATCCGTGAGCCAGAGTAGGCCCGGACGCCATTATCCCGTAGCAATTTAGCATAAGCATCAGCATAAGTTTCTTTTTTCTGCATAGACTGATTGAAGTCTGAAATCCATAGCTGATATGTTTTCTCATAATCATTCTTGCGGAAACCCGCAGCTTCAAGTGCTCGGCGTTCTTGTTTACCAAGTCGAGTATTACCTTTGTTTTCTGGCTTGACAGAAACCCAGGCAAACCCGCACGGGTAATCATCAAGCACGTATGTGGGCTTTGTTTCATCAATGACACCAGAGAACAAAGATGTTTCCTGTCCAACGACCATTGGAACTACTCGGGCAGTTTCTACGGCTGCATATCCAGCTTGGGAAGCCTTTTCACAGATTGCAGTAAAAGTTTGAATGTCTTGCATAGGAAGCTCCTTTTTATTTTCCTATTTTTATAATATACCGATTCGGAATAAATGTCAACGATTAAATTTGTTCTTTGTTATTCTTACTTGTATAAATAAACATGTAGTTCGCGGATTACTTGGCGGTTATCCCAACTACTCTAGACAGAAGCAAATAATCATGGGAGACTATTATGTCCAGCAAATCTATTTATACGACATATTTCTATATTATCCAGGATACTCGCAACGGCATGTATTACGCTGGTGCTAAATGGGCTCAAGGATGCCATCCAGATCAATTATTGAAAGAAGACGGTTATTCTACCTCTTCCAAGACTATAAAGAAAATCATTGAACAACATGGTCTTAATGTGTTTGTCATTAGAAAAATAAGAACATTTAAATCAAAAGAAAAAGCATATAACTACGAGACAAGATTCCTTAGAAAAGTAAAGGCAAGAAGTAATTTAAGATTCTATAATGGACACGAAAATGATGGGGCTATGAATCCTGATAAGATGAAACTCATTATGATGGAACTTTATGGGGTGGAAACGCATTCCAGTCCGAGATAATAAAAAGTAGAATCAAGCAAACTAATCTTGAGAAATATGGCACTGAAGTATACACGCAGACTAATGAGTATAAACAGCGATACTTAGAAACTTGCCTACAAAAGTATGGTGTGCCATTCCATACACAGTCTGAATCTACTAAAGCAGCTCAAAGAGCAACTAATATCAAAAATAGAGGGGTAGAAAATCCTTCACATTGCCCAGATGTTGTCGCAAAAATATCAGCTGCTACAAAGAAGACCAAGGGAACTCGCGAATGGAAGATTACTGAGGGAAAGAAACTCGGAGAGAGATCTAAAGCTAAGTTTGCTGGGAATATCTTCATAACTGACGGCTATAATGATAAATCTATAAGCCCAAATGAGGACATACCAGAGGGCTGGTATGCAGGCAGAACTAATAGCACTAAAGGCAGAATATTTGTTACTGACGGGCATACTAACAAATACATAGAAAGGGACGAGCAAGTCCCTCTCGGTTGGCGCAAAGGCATTACTAAAAGCAGGAAGAATAAGTAGTTAGGCTAAAGAAACCCGTCTCTTGTATGTCTTCCGACGATTCTGATTAGCCTCGGGCATGATGGGCTGGTTCTTAAGCGCGTACTGAATAATCCTTTGCTCAAGTGTAGTCAATAGATAGCGGCTCTTTTTGGTTTCAATGCGAACTGCAAGTGCGGATGCTGCATTGGCAATCACGTCATTTTGATCTTTTTCAGCAACATTGTAAAGTGGATTAAGAAGCTTGTGGGCTTGCTCATCAGATATAAACATTTATAGTCCCTTTCAGTTATATAATTTGGTTAATATACAGTTTATGTACTGTTGTCAACCGCTATGTGTGCTCAATAATAGATATGCCGGCAGAAAATATTGCACTCTGACAAACAGGGCAAGGTCTAGCATTCATTTCATTACCCTGTTTATCAAAACGCATCACTACAATTTTATGTGCCTTTTCAAGCTGCTTGCACCTGACAATTGCATGCACCTCAGCATGGAGGAATTCTTTATGAGGAAGTCCTACCTTACAAGCATGAATTTTCATTTGAGGGTGAGTTTTTACGTAGCTATTCTTACCGATTGAAAGAACCCTGCCGCGCTTGTCGTATATGATGGCCGTAATTGAAAAGCGACTCTTAGACATATCAACCCTTCAAAACAATGTAGGAACCGTCTTTGAAGCCAAGCTGTAGGCTTTTGAAAGCATCAGAGATTTTCATCACATATCCTTTTATTTCCTATTATTAGTATATACCGATTCGTGTTAAATGTCAACCGATTCTCGTAGCTCTATGAACTTTTCAATCCAATCTTTTGACTTTTCAATAAAGATAAGTGGCTCACCGTCGTCTACCATCATCATGATCACGATTTGTTTAGGTAGCATACCTGTTCGTTCAAACATCATATATGAATATGCAGAAGCTTGTGTAAAATATCCACCGATATCCTCGCGTTTCTTTTCGCGCTTACTTGTCTTAAAGTCTATGATTGAAAGAACACCATCCCAGTCTGCAACACAGTCAACTCTTCCTGCTACTCGCAGATTATCAGAATATAACGGCACTTCAAGACCGTATATTTTAGTAACATGTTTATCTAAAATTGGTCTAATCTGCCCGAATGTAGCAATATTACTAGGCATATGACCTTTGGTATATTGTGGGTTGTTTTTTAGATATTCTTCCGCGAGTTCGTGTACTGCGGTACCTCTTCGCGAAGCCTGTGCGGATACCTTTCGAACTTCTTCCTCTCCTACTCGTGCCTTCCAAGCATCAAGCCAAGACTGGTCAGAAGTCTTACCGATGACTGTAGTAACAGAAGGGTATTTGAGTCCTTCCGGAGTCGTGTAGAGTCGGCCTATGCCTTCTACAATCTCGGCACTTAGTTCAGGTAGATTTAAATCTTTGTGCTCAAATGTCTTCTTTAATGTCTTCAATTTTTAATACTCCAAAGTTCATAATAAAGTCAGGTAGTGTTAGTTTACTTATATAATATACGCCACAAACATATGACAATGAGATATGAGATATGAGGCAAATAATTAGTACGTGTATCTAATAACCCTTTTCTTCAAACTCAGCACGTATCTTCTTCAATTCGCGTGATACGACTAGGAATAAATTCCTTAAATGTTTTCATTTTACCCTCCGGCAGATACTTTTGACGATCCAGATATTATGGCACCTAGATCTGCAGAATCCCCAACGCGTGCTATAGGTATCCCACCGACAAACACTTTTGTTGATCCGGCATTTATTACAGCGGCATGAGGTACACAAGAGGAACCGGAAAGTATTGTGTGAGGTGCTATTGCATCACCTTGTATAGCCACTGGTTTCCCTCCTATAGTAACTTTAGTCTGTATGGCACCTTGTATCAGCGCGGTAGCATCACAAAGGTGTCCCGTGGAAATTGTATCCACTGTACATACGGCAACTGCTGGCATATATTCCCCTTAGGTTTTTGAGCACCGAGATGCTCAACAACACTTTTATTTTATTATGCTAATTCAAGTTTTTATAAATAAAGTTGGTAATCGCGAGTTCACAGCTCCATTACCTCTAGTCGTAGCAGATAGTTTTGACCAGCAATATTTATTATATTTATATACATTTGTATATCGGTATCTGATATTGTTACAAAACTTTCTTACATAAAAAGAAAGTAAAGTACATGGACATTAATCACGCTGATGTTTCGGGGATTAATAACCCAATGTATGGGAGAAAAATGTCGGATGAAACTAAAGAAAAAATTAGAATTACTAAGAAGTTAAATAGAGAAAAGAAATTGGCAGGAATTAAATTCCTGCCAATATTTTATTTAAATTAGGCCATTTCTAACTCAGATGCGATAATAAATTCCTTTACAATGCCAGATCTAACAATATCATCTGTGGTAAAGGTAATAATATCAAAGCTATTCATTTTATCTAGGATAGATTTAAACTTAACAAGACCGGAAATATCTGATCTGTTTTTGCTATTTGTTAAATCATCTTGTTTGGTATCACCACAAACTATAATCTTTGAGCCTTCGCCTAGTCGAGTAATAATACTTGACAGTTCTTGATAATTCATATTTTGTGCTTCGTCAACTATAATAATTGAATTGTCAAATGTAAGGCCTCGGACAAATGATGATGTCATAAACTTAACTTGACCCTTTTGTTTAAGTATTTGATAAGCGTCTCCTCTATCAAACAAATCGTTGGTTATATCAATATAAGGTGTTTCGTAATACGCCTCTTTTTCTTTTAGTGAGCCTGGCATGAAACCTTGTTCTCTAGTCTGTACCGCGGAGCGAACAATGATTACTTGCTTATAATCATTATTTTGCAATACTTCTTCGAGCGCAAGATACATTGCTACGAATGTTTTTCCTGAACCTGCTGAACCTAGAGCCGCAATCATTTTGCCAGAATAGTAACTGTCAAACATATTTTGCTGGTTTTTTGTCTTAGGTTGGACACGTTTCATTGAAAACTTTGTGTTGATAATATGGTCCGTTTCTCTTTCGATTTGTGTTTTTGTTTTACGAGAAAGACGTTTACGCATGTAACCTCCTGGGTTATAGTTTATACATTTATAGTATTTTTTCTGTGTGCGTTGCGAACTTCACGAAGTGCATCCTTGAAGCCCTCATCGGTTTTTCTTACACCGACGTTTACCGGGTCCACAGTCCCCGGGAATCTAGTAAAAATTTGCTTGATGTGTAGGTTATCATTGAGATAAGCTTCTAGTTCTGAGTATTTGAAGCTTATCTCAAACTCTTCGTTAGTGTTAGTGTTTCTCATCGAATATGTTGGCATCTGTTCTCCAAATAAAAAATAGGGTGATCTGTGTAGATCACCCTTTCATGGCATGATATAATATTTGACCTACAAACCTATTTATATGATCCCGGTTATAGTTTCGTAAATTTCTTTCCAGTTATATACTCTTTTTACATCGGGATGGTCAAAATCTTTATTATAGCGCCCATCCATTAGTATACAGTCCAGCCCAAGTTCAACGCCTACTAAACTATTCTTTGGCAAATCTTCGATCCAGTAGCAACCAGAGTCCCTATATAGCTCCAGATGTTTTTTCTTGTTGGCTGATTCGTCACACAATACCAGTTTCTCAAATGCAGTCTTGCCAAACAAATTTTGGATGTTTTTCATCCGTGCTCGATACAATTGTTCTGTATCGGGAATTGCTGTTATGCAATGAAATACATAGCCATGTTCTTCATGTAGTTTTCGGATGTACTTGATTGCATCTCTTACTGGCGGCAGTTTTGCTATGGCACCACTTTTAGTGAACGATTCAAACAGCGTATTGCAAGCGTCTCTTGAGATGCCATACATATGGTGAAAACTGTACAATTCAGTATCTTTTGGTGAATACCCACCCTCTGACATCCACATGTGAAACGTGTGCTCGAGATTAAGAAAACAACCATCTGCATCTGTCAAAATTACATTATCAAAAAGTTGCATTTATTCATCACCTGTTTCATCAAATTTGGAGTTCTTTTCACTTACCTTTTTCCGGCGCTGGTCTCTGCGATCTTTTAGGCGGTTGTCTTTTTTACGGAAATCATCATCTCCTGCATCCCATTCGTCGTCCCATTCATCACGAAATTTTTTGAATGTTTTAGGCATTTAGTTATTAGTCTCCATTGCTAGATAATCTTGTGGGAAGGTTTCTTTTACAACTTCCAGTGAAAGGCCTTTAAGTGGTTTTTGTTGAATCATTTTGCAAAGAAGTTCTGCATCTTGATCATCAATGTCTTCCAACAGTGATATAAATTGATATTCTCTTTTTGCTTGATTCATATCATCATAACCGCCACCCTTTATGAAGATTCGAAGCCGTCTAGTCTCGGAATATAACATACCTTCGACATCCTTATATCCATTCTTTTTCCATGGCGGAGGAATGTCCGGCAAAAGAAATTTAATCTGTGCTGTATTGTATGTAAACTTTAGAATTGTACGAAGTGGGACTGATTCATTCTTTTTGAGAAATTCAATCTTATCTTCCTTTTTCTTTAGTTTACAAGCTTCATCAATAATTTCAGAAATTGCTTTGGGTGTCATAATCAGAAGTCCTGTATGTTAGTAAGGTTTGATATATTATAAATATTAGTGCAGTTCGCGGCTAATTTCAAATTTAGCCCAACTATTCTAGAAACAATATAGGGTTTCCAACATGAATTTTGCATCAGATAAAATAGCATCTATTAGACCCACGAGGCTTTATATAAAGAAATGTTCTCATTGCGATCTGAAATATTTTGGTAAGACCATCACAGAGGATATAGAAAAATACCCGGGATCTGGCAAAAGATGGATAAATCACATTAAAAAACACAATGCTAAATCTATACATATTTGGAATAGCGATTGGTATTATGATGCCAGTATAACTGATGTAGCAAGAAAATTTTGTAAAGATAATCATATAGTAGAATCCTCACTATGGGCCAATCTGATCGAAGAAAACGGCATCGATGGGGCAAACAGAGAAAAACGAAGTAGTGAGTCAATAGCCAAACAAACTAAAACAGTAAATGATCCCATTTGGAAAGAAACCGTGGGTAAAAAAGGATATTCTGCTGTTTGTCTAGGATATGTTAGAGATTTTTTAGAAGTCACCGATATCTGTAATTAAGTTTTTAAGTCGTTTTTCTACAAAAAAGTTAAATAGTTTCGAGCGACCAAAATCTTTTTCTTTTTCATATTCTTCTAGTATCATATCTTGATATTTTTGTGGTGTTTCTTTGAGGTCAATCATTAGCTTATTGCGGAAGTACCTAATCTTAGTAAGTTCATCCATTGTGTCTGGACCTTCTAGTAGTGCTGCCAGTCTTTTAGCAGTCATGGTTTTTTGTCGTTCACCAATGACTAATACATTATCTGCTGATAAAATATTTGGTACCCCATCGCCCTTGTCACCTTTAATGATATGTTCATTTAGATAGTTACCGGGAGTTGGATCTCTCACCCATTTCTTGAGCACTGGGTTATATTGGTCGACATTTGCATATGTTTGTAGTTGGATATAGTCTTTATCACCTGACAATACAAGCACTTTTTCAGCACCCATATTTAGTTCAGTGCCTAATTTATGTGCAAGCACGCCAATAATATCATCCGCTTCTAATCGGTCGAAGTGAAGTACTTTGTACGGAAAATACTCAATTAGTTCACTGCGTAAAAGATTGATGATACGGAAAAGCTCACCCCAGTCTAGTTCAGATTCATCCCGGCCTTTCTTTCGACCCGCCTTGTAGTAAGGGAATGCCTCTTTTCGCCACGAATTTTTACCATCCGCGCATACGATCATTTCCCCGAACTCTTCGGTAAACTTTTTCCGATTTGCGCGAAGAGAATTTAAGAACATATGACGTATCATATTTTCATCTATTTCTGCATTTTTATGATTACCCAAATTGGCAAATAGTGTTGCCAGGATAACCTGATTATAGTCCATCAAAATAGGCACTTCAGTTATTCCTCATTATCAATTTCATTATTTTCATTATAATCGGCTTTATCTGTAATGTCAACATTTTCAAGCAAATTTATTGCAATCTCTTGCATAGGATGATTGATACCTTGAGACACAAGATACATTGCTGAAACTACTTCTGCCATCATGGAATTCAATGGGTGATAATCTTCATCTGTAAAGATGCAATCACCAGTTTCATTGTGCATCATGTCGTGCAATTCTTCAATTACTGTATATGCAAAGTCGACTGAATCATCATGGCAGCCATCTGTTACTTCTACTGTGGTTTCCAGTTTAGTAGGGAATTTTACTATATTATCAACCATTTGTAAGTTCCTTCAATAAGTTATCCCATGAATTCTTGTAGCGCTGGATTGTATTATCTGGCAACTCAGACCCAGCATTTGCTGAAATAGTATTAAATAAATCAGAATGCTGCTTATGCGCCCATAGCATTTTAGTAACAATTGCATAGCATCTATTAGCATGTTCTTGCATATCCTCAGTATAGTCGTACATCGCAGTAAGTCCAGATGCAGTTTCTGTAAGGGCTCCATAATTTGGATGAATGCACATACAGCCTGATCGGATTGCTTCGATCATTGCAATACAAGATGTTTCTTGCCAAATAGATGGATATATAAAGATATGTGATTGTTTAAGTGCTACCAATACTTCCTGATTGGATTTTGCACCGTGATATGTCATATGCGAATGATTGTCAATCTTATCAAATAATTCCTTGTAGGGCTTATCCCTTTGCTCCCACCCATAGATGCTAAATGATGAATACACATCAAGATGAACATTATCAAAATCTTTAGATAAAGCATCAATGATCGGGTATACTAACTGAAGACCTCTATGTGGTGTAGTGTGGTAGATAAATCTAACTTTATCCTGTTGTTTTTCTTCATATGCATATTCCAACTCAATTGCATTATAAATTACAGAACACTTTGAATATGGTATGTCGAATATTGAAATGTATTGATCTCGTTGCCAGGCAGATACAAATACAAAGTGACTAAACTGTTTCCATCCACTATCTTTGAGTATCTTATTTTCTGGATCTAATGGCATATCATGACAATAAAGCACATTGGGTACATCTTGATATAATTGTCTAGGTCTTGAAAAATGTATTGCTACTTTATTAAGCAGTTGCTGATCGGCATATTTAAGCAACCGATTGCGCATCTGTTCAGTTCCGCCCTTTGAGTTCTGTGATAAAGTTGTCTCTATCACAGAACCTTTGTAAATGCAACTCATAGGTTTAAATCAGCCCTAAAGTTTGTGACTGAAGACCATCTGAATGATCGCCACCCCTGTGCTTCAACATCATATACTGCCTGAACTTCAGCATTTTCGACCTTAGTTCTGCCCGTTTTTTCTTCTGATAGATCACTAGGAATCATAGAAGCATTCAGTGTGCAATTCATTATCCGTATAGTGCCATCTACCTTTGTAAATATAACCTGGCAAATTTGTTCTTTTAATTGGTTTTTGATTGTATCTTGATCAACTAGTTCCATGATCATATCCTTACTTCATTATGTATGCTTTTTTCTCAATTTCACGGTACGACCCGTGCTGTAGATCATTATACCGGACACGGATAAGTGGCTTGTCCTTTTCATTTTTATTTGGGTTTTCAATTGTAACCCATGGATTTGAGCCCTTGACCCACGCAGCTTGCTTGTTTAGCATTTTTTCAGCCGAATTGGTAGTAGGAGTTTTCATTGAGCTGCGCCGCTCGCCTTTTGAAGTATGTGTCTTGCCGCTGCTTTTATTAGCCATTATATAGTTCCTTGTTTACATTGGTATGTTAATTAACTTTAGCTCTTGTAGTATTTTGAAGTTTATGTTTGTTATATCACCCTGTGGATTTGATCTTATTTCGGATATGAGTCTATCAACATAAATTAATTCCTTATTATTACTGCTTGCTATACTTAGTGATTCAAATATTGTTTCTAATTCATATGGATTTTCACTAAATAACCTAGCTGGCTTTGCTCTCTTTTTTATTGATTTTTCTGACATTGCTTTCCTTCTCGTGGATTTGTTCCAAGACATTATAAAGATCTTGTACTGTAGCATTATTATGCACACGATAGGTTCTGACTGGTAATTTATTTTCTAAGATGTATTCTTTTATTACAGGAGTTTGTGAGCCAAGAATAAACTCGTCAATCAAATTGCCATTAATATATCTTCTAGAGTCAGAAGAAAAATCACAACCTTCTCGCGTTAGCTGGACTAATGTTATAGCATTGTCCCCGAGTTTATTTATAATAGGAATAAGTTCTTCGTGAAAGCCACCATCACTGAAGCAATAGTTGCCATTTACTTCTAGCTCTTCAGCAGCTCTAACGCCAAAGTAATCCCTTCCATATAGAGGCTTGATTACTTTTTCTGAAACATATATAAGTGCTTCCCTTCTTGACAAACCATGTAGCAGATTTTCTGCTTTTTCCTTTATCTGCCTATTATCATAATCTTGCATAAACCATTCAAGAGATACATTATAGTATTCAACTGTGGCTTTAAATAAGTGAAATTTAAAACTTACATGCTGACAATCTTTTTGTTCAAAAAAATTGCATGCTTCATCCTTACCAGAGCCAGGTGGTCCATTTAAGATAAAGATCAAAATGCAGCCTCGTGATTTAGCATATCATCACTTTCATCATACTCATCTAGAAATGCGGCATCCCATTCCTCTGAGGTAATGCCAGACAAAAGAAATTCCCTGTCGTTGTCATTGAGATATGGCATCATGTCTTGAATACTACCGGCACCAGACTTCCATGACAAATAATCATCTGGGTTTACTGGAATGCTGAGAGTCCGCTCAATACCAGAAATAACACTTTTACGTTTGATCCACATACTCTACCCTCATTATGTTTCTGTTGTATAGTTAAATATAAACCTTAGTATTGGTTATGTCAATCACTTTGTTGGTTTATAAAGCCTAATTTTGCAATATAAAAAGCATCAACAATATCTGAAACTGGATTCCAGTGCTTACCTTCCTCTTGTCCTAGTATGTTAAAGATATTATAATTTGTTTCTTTCTTAAATGCTTCCCACATTTTTTCTTTATTTGCATTACCTTTACCTGTTGCAAACTTCTTGATCATTGACGGTGGGTATACATCATAACCCAAACCTTCTTTCCACAATTGGTATTTAAGAGAACCAGTATTTTCCGCTATTTGAAATACTCTACCCGTAGCCCCAAATGCATAACCTTCCATAAAAACTTTAGTTACTGAGTGCTCATGAATAATTTCACGGGCCCAACGAGACAAATTATCATATCGTTCCGGGTCAACTTTCCACTCAGGATAAAGAGTGCCTTTGAGTCGATCCGTAATCACCATATGTTTATCCTTCTTAATCAAATAGAAAAATTTGCAATTTTTAAAATTCCATTCAAGTCCTTCATGTATACAGATTGAAGGGCTTGTCATTGAATAGTCGATCCCAGCGATAATCATAAAATAGTACCTCTCTTTGGTACTATTTATTCAGCTTCTCCGCATCTGTGCTGAATCAATTGCAGCTTGTTTATTGTCCTTGCGAATTGGTTCGTAATTTGATTTGTGGTTTAAGGCTATACCTAGTAGCTGGTCTCCGCTATACACTGGTTTTTCTTTAAGTTTTGACACACCAGGCACAATATCTGAGGTATAATTCCTACCTTCTATTTTGTATCTTGGTATTTCATTTACTATATTACCTTTATACGCACCAGTATAGCCTACTTTTTTAAGTAAAGCTTGCATTTGCTTTTCTGCTTCAATTAGTGACTTACGTTTTTCTTTTTTCATAATAAACTTACTCTTTTGTTAAGTAAAAGTCATTTATTTTACCAGTATAGATATCCATATAAAAGGATACTTTATTTAGTGCTGGTAGTTTTTCTTCTAAATATTCAACAAGATCAAACACACAATCTTTATCGAGCATATTCATTTGAAAATCAATCTTCAATGCTTCTGACATCGTGCAATTATCACAGATCATTATTTTTACGACATGCTGCTCATATAGTCCTATATCTGTTTGGTCTAGTCTACTATAATCCAATCCTTTTAGTAAGTCAATAGGTTTAAATTTTTTGTTCACCAAAACCACCTACTGAATTTTCAATCTCTGCTGCTAATGCATCAAAACCGCCCAAGTGCCTATCATACCACCAAATCTGTGGTACTGTTTTAGTATCTGGGTGTCGAGCAAATAATTCTGTTCTAAGCTCAGGATTAGCGCCTATGTCTCGGTAATCATATTTCAGTGAGTATTGCTCAGCAAGGTTTTTTGCCTTCACACACCAAGGGCAGTTTTCTTTTCCGTATATTGTAATCACTACTTAATTCCTTTATTTTTTCTAACATACCAGTATGCCCATGAGCATAAACAATGATTATTATCCTTAAAAAATACTCTAGCAATAGGATCTACAAACCAAACTATATTTGGCTTGCCTTTTCGTTTCCACCCATAGTTTCTAGCGCTAAATGTCTGATTACTTTCACCGAGTAGCAATACATTTAAAAGCACAGATGTTGCTATGCAAATTCGCTTTATATATTTGGTAACAATAGACATGATATTCCTATAAGTTTATCATTATTTATTTATGTTTGTATGCGGTCCCAGCCAGTATGGTCATAATGGGCAACTACATCAGTAATAGTTGCATTAGTGTACATAGAGAAATAACATTGCTTAAATTTCCCATTGATCTCATATACACCTACTAGGCCTGCATATATATCGGATGGGTTGGTTTCTATCTTCCAGTGATCAACAAGACTACCCCATCCTATAATCTCAGGAAAGTTTTCTTCCATAAGCTCAGATAATAGTATCTGTTGTGAAGGTGAAAGTTTGCCTTTTCTTAGTTCATTCATAGCATACCCTGCACCATTTTCATATCAACCAAAACACCAAATTTCTGCTTTACTGCTTTCATAACAGCACCTGTATTGGAAATGTCCAAACCCCGCTCTGCTTGCAACATGAAGATATAAGTCCGCACTTCATCGGAAGTTGCCATTTGTGGCAGTAAGTGCTCAAGAATATCAGCTTCTTGCAAATTAGAATGTTTATCTTCTTTCAATTTCTGAACTGATTTTTTCAGATATTGAATTGTTTCATCTTCAGTCGTCTCACGATTCTTTGCCTTACCGATATTAGCAAGTTCACTTAGGTGGAATTGCATTGTAGCGCCAAGCTGATGCCTATCTTTACGTAGTTGAAGTGTTGTTGCTTTTAGTTTTTCAACAGTGTTCATTTTTATACCATTTCTATATTAGTATCGTATTTAGATAGATACACTCAGCCCTTTGTGGCGAATTGAGTTATTGATCATCTGTTTCATTCGTTCTTCGGTGTAACCTTCAAAATCATCGCAGATATGATAGAACGCATCCCACTTATCATTTTGGCTCATATCAGGTTTGTTGTCAATGAACCATTCAATGCGTTTGTTCAAAGTCAACAAACGAACTTTTTCTTCATAATCATAGTCCTCTAGGATAGAACGCTTTTTCTGGTATTCAAGTGCTTCAATCATGCTGGTTCTCCTTTGTTCCAAAATGGATGTTCCAAAATGTATTCTGATGAAAAGATGAATGTTTCAACATCTGCCTCAGTTCTTTTTTCTTCGGAATTGCGAGGCATTAGATAGAATACAACACTTCTGTCAGTATCAGCTGGTTTCTTAATACCATAGACAAGCTTATCTCTAAAAGAGGGCCTGATATGGTGCAGAAACTCAGTAGACTTTGCTAAATCAAGGATAGATGCATCAACAAATTCTACCATATCACATCTCCATCCATTTTTCAAGTGCTTCATAACGTGCAGTATTGCCCGCACCTTTGCGAATATGTTCAAGTACAAGAGGCCGCAGTTCTTTGCCGTCAAGCACACGAAAGATAAAGCTAGCATCTTCTTTGTGGATCAAGTTTGGAACAAAGTTTAGTGCAACTTCCTTTTTATCGCCGCCATGCAGAACGCGGGCAAGCATTACAAGACCTTCAATGCGGCCAAGAACAGTTTCAAGCCCCTCATCAAAGCGGCGCTCGTAAGCCTTTACAGTTTCATAGTCAGCTG